GAACACGAACGGGGCGATGACCGCCTGCAACTGCGGCGGCAGACCCTTGGTCATCTCGGCGATCATCGTGAACTGCTGCTGGCGGTAAGCGGGCGAGGACTGCACATCGTTCAAGGCGACCTTCACCTTGGCGCCGCGCACGTCATTCACCATGATCTGCATGCCGCTCGGGTGTTGCGCTGGCTGGTTTAGGCTGATCGTCTTTCTCTTGCCGGCCTCGCCCGCCATCACTTGCACTTGCTGCCCGGTCAGGTCTTCACGAATGAGATCGAGCGCGCGCTCACCCACGAGGCGTCGCCCAAAGCGCTGGTTGTCGTTGATCTCCGCGAGGGCGGTCGTGCCCTGCTCCACCAATGAATCGATCGCCACGCCGGAGGTGGTCGCCGACTCGCGCCCGAGCATCGCGTTGAAAAGACCTATGACCTTCTGCGCGGACTCCTCGGAGTCCTGCATGATCTTGAACTGCGCGTCGCTCAACTGGAGGTTGTTCTCAACGTTGAACGCGCCCTGCTTGTTCGTGCGAGCAGCGTTGAGCACGATCACGGCATCGGCACGGCTGACCTCCTGCATCATCGTGTCCTGTGTGTTCGATGTCTGATGCAGCGCGTCGTGATCCATCGTCACGCGCTTTGCCCCGAGGAGCCACAACATCTTCTGCCGGCGCGCGTTCACCTCGTCTTGTGGGCTAATCATTGCCCGGATGAGGCCATAGGGAACTCCAGTACGGTCCTCGCGGTAGCCCCAGAACGGGACGTAGGGCGTCGCGTCCTTTGCCACTGCGCAGTCCATCAGCCTCTCGGGGCCGCACCAGATGCTCATGCGCATCTTCGAGTACACGGCCTGCTCGGGCTTGGCGATGCCGCGCGAGAGAAGCGCCACGTGCAACGGGTTCTGCATGTTCAGCTCGACCACGTCGTTGTTCGGGATGCGCAGCACGTAGCCGCGTACCGTGCGCCGATACCATGTCTCGTAGAGGCAGACGCGCTTCCTCTCGATCGAGCGCCACTCCTCGAAGTCCTCCATGTCCAGGCCGCGCTCCTGGTCAAAGGAGTTATGGAGCGAGAGCCCGGCCGATCGCGTGAGCATGTAGTGCCGCAGCCCGTCGCCCATCGCCGCCTTCAGGAACTCGGCGTGCTTGGGAAAGAAAGCCGCCGCCTGTTCGGTTTCGTACCAGCGCTTGCGGATGTGATACACGGCCTTCTTCAGGTCGTGCGACTGGTCGCGCCAATCCCAGAAATGCTCGCGCCGATGAGAAAAATCGATGCGGTACGGGTACTCGAACGGGTTGGAGTTGCGCCACACCTCGACCCAGCCCAAGCCGGCCTTGATTTGCCCGGCATAGGCATCCGAGCACGCGCGGTCGGCTCGCGTCTCGCGCTCGGCCTCGAAGAGCTTCGCCGAGAGCGCCTCGGCTACGTCTTGCCATTCATCTGAGTCGGCACTGACGCGCCAATCCGAGCGCGTCTTCGCCTCCATCCCGAGCACCACGTTCACGAGCGGCGCGATGATGTTCATCACAAGCGGCCCCATGCCCTTGCGCTGGAGATTCTCCAGAGTGAGAGCGTCCAGTTGGTTGCCGTCGTAGTAATCGACGCACTTGTCCGCTTCGTTGCGCCAGGACGGCTGGTCCTGTACATCCCGACAGTACGACAGAAACGTGGACGTACTCAGTCCTTCGTCCTTGACCTGCCCTTCGGTTTCCTGCTGCTCCAGCCCGTCGCGGACCTGGAGGGCCAACTCAGCCATCTACGGGTGCCGGCGCGACAATCGGATACTTCGCGAGGCCGGTCGCGTAGCGAAAGCACGGCATTTCCTTCGCACTGTCGATGGCCTCCGCTGCCGTGGCCCTCTCGATGTGGCCAACGGACTCCACACGCGCCGCGTACTCATCCCCGTCTAGGCGACGTGGTGGCCATTGTTGAAACACGTCGAACCTCACGCCGCAACTCTCGCGTGAGCCCTGGCCAGCGCTTGCGCCATTGAGCCGTGAGCCACGAGCTTGTGCGGGCAGTCACCGAAGCGCTTGCGCTCGATGTCGTAGCTCGCCCACTCCTGCACAGTCAGTGCTCCGGTCTGGTGATCCTTGCGCGCTCGGAAAGCGGGGCGTAGGTAACGCAGGCATTCACCGCGCTCGGGACACTCGAACCCGACACAGTTGACGATGTGTGCCTTGGGCACGAGCGATACGGTCATAGTGATCTCCAGTCCACGGGTCGCCCCGGATTGATCTTCGCGGTGGTGGGCTGCGTGATCGCATAGCGCAGGTCCATGATCCCGTAGCGGGTCGCCGCCATCAGGTCGTCGCGTTCTTTCACGATCTTGCCTTCCTTCCTGTGGTACATCCGGTATTCGTCCCACCAATCGTTCAGGTGGTCGGCCACGCGAAGACGCACCGAGGCAAACCGCGTGAGCATCTCTTGCACACCAGCCTCGACCGAGACACGGGTCGTCGGCGCGTTGGTCTGCTTGTTGTCAGAGGTCTCGGGGAACTGCGCGTACTCGGGGCGCATGTTCACGCCCTGATCTCGATACTGACCCGCGGTCTGCGGGCCTTGCGTGGTGTCGTTCTCGCCGTCCTTCGGCCAGGCCACCGGAATCCATGCGCCGCGCGCCTTGATCGCCGCGGCATGAATCGGGATCAAGGTCTCGCGCACGCGATAGCAGTCGTACACGTACACCACGTCCGAGTCCCGGTCCCAGGCCATCCAGACCACTGCGGTCGGGTGGTCCCAGCCAATGTCCATCGCAGCAAGACGTGGCCAGTGTGATGGGATGTCGAACGCGCGGTACTTGATCCGCGCCTCGTCGATCGGGAATACACGCCCCGAGCCCATGATCGGGACGCCCTTGGTGCGGGCCTCCTTCTCGTGCTCGGGGTAGCTAGCGATGATCTGCGCTCGCTGCTCGGCGGTGTAGTGCTCGGCGTCGTCGATCGTCGCCTGGATGACGCAGCGGTCGTGCCGCGCAGGGTCGTCCTTGGCCAGCAGCATGTACCGGCACACCACGTCGCTCATACCCAGGAGCGGCGTGAAGGTCATCCACAGCATGCCGTTCGTCGTGTTCGTGCGCGTGAGAGCCTCGGTGTACACCTCAAGCTCGGGCTCTTCGTCAAGCCATACGGTGTCGAGCGTCTCGACCGTGAAGCTCTCCGGTCCTTGGTCGTAGCTCTTGAACGTGCGGATCGATTCGCCGTCTTGCACATCGCCACCTCCGCCGTGGCGGATGATGATCGTGTCCATCGCGTCGGCGACGCCGCGCTTAGGCGAACGGTCCTTGATGGCATTGGCCGGGATCATACCGGTGCCGATGGCGTTGGGGCGGCCGAGGAGAATCCGTTGCGGTCCGTCCCGCGTTTTCTCACTGGTGAGCCCGGCCACCCAGCCCACAGTGGGCTTGGTGAAGATGCGTCCCTTCCACCAGCTCGGGTAGCGCCCGGTTGCGTGGATCGCGTCCTCGGCTCCACCAGCCCACGTCTTGCCGAATTGATTGGCAGCCATGAGCAGGCGCTCCCGGTACGAGAGTCCTGCCTCGTGGAACTGCTTCTGCTTCGCGTAGGGCGTGTAGTAGGAGAGCGCTATCTCAGTCTTTTTTTGGCGGATCGCTTGGAGGTACGCTCGCTGCGCTTCCGCTGGCTTGGTCAGTATCTCCGCCAGGATTGCGCTCGCCTGTTGGGCTAGGGTCAGGTTTCTCTCCTTCGATCGTGCGGTACGTCAGCCCGGGCTTTTGCTCAAGGGCGATCGAGAGCGCCAGCTCAAGCTCGCGCAACAGCTCGGGGGACAGCGAATCGAGTGGGCTCCGGCGAACCTCGTGGCGATTGACGAAACGCCCTGCATCTATGCCAAGCAGATGCAGAGCCTTGATCTTGTTGGCGATGGCCTTGTTGGCGCCGCTCGCGTCGAACGTGTAGGCGGGCGCGATCTTGCCGGTCTTCGTCTCGACCATGACGAGGTTGCCATCGTCATCCGTGACGGGCGCAACCTGCATGCAGCGCTGGGCGATGTCCTCGGACTGCTGGATCGTGCCGGCCAGCTCCAGGACGATACGGGTAGCGTCGTACTGGACGACGGCCAGAGCGGAGCGCTTGACCTGGTCTGTCTCGGCGCGCTGCTCGTCCAGGAGCCCTGCAATTCTTGCGGCGACTTGCGAAGACTTAACAAGTCTCGACGCCGAGCCCTCGTTGTCCGCGTATCCGGCGTCGATGTAGGCTTGGCGCTGCGTCTTCCCGTCAGCTATCCCTTGGGCGAAGCGCTCGTGCTTCGCGTTCTTGAGAATGGGCATTCACGCTGCTTCGAGCGCGCGATACTTGACGCGCGCCTCGTCGATCATCTCGCCGCGGTACGTGAGGATCGCGTGCCGCGCCTCCGTGGCTGTCACCAGCTCACCGTACAGCGGGGAGGCGAGCTTCGCGGCCACGCAGTCGAGGTACTGCGCGCGTCGCTCCTGCGATCCATGACGCTTGCAGAAGGCGTGGTACTCGGCGCGGTGCGCGGGCAACTCCTCCTGGAACCGGAAACTCGGCTCGGCGATGTAGCGCCTCCACCAGGCTTCGATGTCCGGGCCGATGCCCTGTCTCGCCCCGTGTATCTTCTCGTGCTCGACCAGCTCGCGCGTGACCTTGATCCGCTCGGGGTTGTGTATCGTCTGCCCCCAGCAAAATATGACCGGCTTCCCATCCACATTGAACTTGGCGTTTATCAGCTCCCACAACGGCGGTCGATCAAAAGACACTCTCACGACGTAACCACAGGATAGAAGGAGGCAAGGAGCGCAAGCTCGCGATTCGAGGCGTCACCCTTGAGGCGATTCGCACGCCAGCTCACAACAATCACATTACCTTTGACGTAGCCCTTGAGATTGTCCATCCGATCAATCGACGGAGCATGGTCTCGCCTAGAAAGGCCACCACCTAAAGATAGCGGTATTCCAAGCACCGGACACACAGCCGGGATCGGCACATCTTCGGCTACGAGGTCGAACTCCAATCCCGTCGTCTTGGCGCGATGGCGTGCCCGGTGGAGCATGCACTGGACGGGATGGGCGGCCATCCACCTACGGTTTGCTTCTCGCGACCTCTCCGGGTCAGCGTCGTAGTATTTCTTGTGGCTCGCGCTGGCCCGTTCTTTGTGAGCCGCATACCACGTCGCGCTCTTGGCGCGCATCCTTTCGGCATTCTTCTTGTACCAGAGAGCCTGTCCTTCTGCGCTCATGGGACTCATGGCTTGAACAGCCTAAGAATCGACCAGTTCTTGTTCCAGCGCATCCTCTTGTTCGCCCACTTTGCGGCGGCGTGGGCGGTAGGGAACGGGCCGTAATGCCTCTTCGTCTCGGACAGCACCATGTACTTGTTCATGCCGACCTCGCGAGCTTGGCGTACAGCGCTTCGATGATCCTCGTGCTCACCGCATCCGGGTGGCGCGGGCTGTAGTCCACCCCGTCACGAATCTCAGGAACGTAGTCCTTCATCGTGTGCGGGTTGTCTTTGTGCCAGAGCTTGTAGTTGTTCCGAATCCAGGTGCCGAAGCCGTGGTGATACATCCCGAGCTGGCCGGTGCGGCCCATCTCCATGAACTGAGCGATGTCCTTCGCGCCCTTGTGGCGCTCGGCCAAGTCATCGACGATCTGCGCCTCGGTGAAGTACGGGACGTGTGCCTCGCCCTCGAACCCGTGGCTGATCGCCACCCACTTGCCTTGCACGCCATGAACGATCGTCGGGAAGAATTCGTTCAGCAACTCCGCAAGCTCATGGGCGACCCCCTCGTCGTCCACGCGGCGAGCCTCGCACGGGTTGCCCGTAACCTTCTTCCTGCCAAGAGACAATCCGCCCCAGTACATGCCGTCCGAGCCGACCTCGGTCTTCCACGCCTCGATCAGATACGTGAACCTCATCGGCTTTGCGGGTACGGCTTGCTGGGCGCCTTCTTCGCCTTGGGCTTGGGTGTGCTGCGCTTCTCCAGCCCGTGCTGGGCCGGGTTGTATCGCTTGCGCGGGGTCATGTAGGCCATGCGTTTATCTCCGTGTCAGGTCGTGATAGAGCGACGCCCTGCGCGCCACCGTGATGGTGTCGTCGAGCTTGATGCTCTCGTCCCGGTTACGTTGCAGGGCTGCGCGTAGCTCGCGTCGGGCGCTCACGCACTCGCGATTACGCCAGGTTGAGCGCAGGCGCTCGAAGAGCTGCCGCAGCAGGCTCATACCGGCGCCCTGCCCGTGACCGATGCGACCACGATTTGCAGCTTGGTGAGAGCGTCGGTGTTGCGGTTGATCGCGTCCACCATCTGACGGCGGTCCTCGCGATCCTCCTTACGCTCATCTCTCCGTGTCCAGCCGAAGTAGAACAACACGATGAGCATCACCAGGACCGCGATGTTATCGACCTTCAACAACAGCGGGAGAAAACCGCCAGTCGGGTCTGACACGGTCCTGGTGCCTTGCGGTTACTTGTCGGCCGGCATCGCCGCGATGGCCGCGTCGCGCTTCACCTTGGATTCGGCGAACATCGCGTCGAGGACTTCGGGGATTTTCTCCGCGGGCACTCCGTCCACGCGACGCAAGACATCGGACCGCTGCACGCCGACCTCGGCGAGCTGAAACGCGCCGTTGATGAGCGCGAGAACTAGAGCTTCGGACATGGCCATGTCTAGGTTCCTTTCTTCGATCGAGCGATGACTTCCTTCTGCAACGCCGTGAGCAGGCCGGAGAGCAACTGCGCCTGATTCTTGGCGAGTACGTCGCTACCTCCAGCGAGCAGCTTCTCGGCGGCCTTGACCTGTTCCCAGGCCACATCCACCTTCTGACTCAGGCTGACGGCGTCGGCCTTGGTCATCAGACCGGCAGAGGACTGGCTCGCGATTGCCTGGTTGGCCGCGATCAGATCGACCTTGGCCTCGTTGATGAGCTTGGCCGCTTGCTGCCCCACTTCGGACAGGGTCGTCGGGACCGCAAGCTGCGGCGCGGCGCCGAACATCGTTCCGCACCCGCCAAGGGCGAGCGCGCTTACCGCGACAGCGAGTGCGAGGAGCTTTTTCATTTCTTCCCCTTCGCCTCTTCTTCAGCCGGCGCCTGGATCAGCGCGTCGAAGCCGAAGCCCTTCATGAAGCCCATCACGAACACGGCCCACGGCGTCATCGCGGTCAACATACCGCTCTGGATCGTGGCACCCGCGAGCGTCACCAGCACCACAACGGTGGCGAGCGACATTCCGGGCGTCTCCTTCAGCCAGTAGTCCAGGAAGGACTTGGCCTCGGTGCGGCCGTTCGTCTGCGCAGCTTTGAACTGCACAAACAGGCCCAAGAGCCCGGCCAGCAGGTACATGACCGTGTTGCTTGGTGTGAAGAACGAAAAAAGTTCCACGTGCTACCTCGCTTTCGTTTGGTTGAAAAAACGTGCTTACTTTGACAACTCCGTCACTACGAACTTGAGCGTGGCGACCACGAAGATCACCGCCGAAGCGGCGATGAATGTGATGCCCCACCCAAAAAGAAACCCGGCGATCTTGAACAGCACCTCGGGCTCCTCATACAGACCAGCGATCGACCGACTCCCAGAACCGCTCCCAGGCGAACCCACCACCGGGGTCGCGCTTGCCTTTCCCTGGACCGCGAACGTCGTCTCCGCTCACGGCGCTGTGACCTACGATCGCGTCCCGCGCGATCCCGAACTTCCGCATCCAGCTCGCGTAGAGCCAGCCACCGGCTTCGTACTGAGCATCGGTGTAGGCGTCGGGCTGGGCGATGCGTTTCAGGTACGATTCGTATGTGTGCTCCCCGGAGACCAGGAACTCGCAGCCGAGGAACGTAGTGTTCAGACCGGAGACGCCCTTGAAGAGCGAAGCGCCCGCGTGGTATGCCACGCTGCCCTCGCTCCCGCACTTCAGGACTTGCCCCGCTGGAGTAATCATTGCGTGGACCGTCAACTTCTGCGCGATGAGAAAATCCGGGGCGTAGAGCATCCGTCCTTCGTAGCTCACGAACTCACCCATGCTGTGAACCAGCGCGCCTCGGGGCGTGGTCGCCCAAGCCCGGTATGCATCAGTGAGAGGTCTGGAGATGACCTCTGGAGGCGTCACGTCCACAACACCCATGCGATCGTCGCGAGCGCGACTACTCCTGTGATCGGCACGAGCAAAAGACAGAGGAACGCCTTGCGGTCCTCAACGATCACAGTTCCGTTGGCTTGCGCAGCAAGTTCTGCGGGATCAGAGCGAACTTGCGATCCTCAAAATAGCTCACCACGACACCGTATTCGGGGTTGAATTCCCAGCAACCGGAGTATGTCTTGTCGCCCTCTTTCCAGATCGCCATGTATGGCAAATTCGCCACCGCGGGCAGCTCGCACGGCTCGTTCGTGAGAGTCACCGAGCCGTCCACCGCCTCGACAACAGCAACCACACCAGCGTGAGCGAATGAAATCCATGCAGCCAGTAGCAGGAACAGGATTGCGCGCATACCTACCTCCTCGACATCAACTTGCCTACGTTGTGGATGAAAGGCGCGTCGTTCGATTCCGCGACGGCGCCGCCGCTTCCGTCTGTGATGCTTGGTGCAATCCCTGAGTAAAAATGCGTTGCCGCCACAGGCCGCACCATCGAGCGCAGTGCTGGAGCGATCGATGTGTACGTGTGCGTCGCGAGCCCGGG